GCCAAGTGAAAGCAGCGGATATTTTGCTGAAGAAGGTAGTGCCTGACTTGGCTCGGACTGAGAACGTAGGATCAGAGGGCGGGCCGCAGGAAATGGTGATCCGATGGGCCGATCCGAAATAATCCTTCCTTATGCGCCTCGACCGGCATTCCTACCGTTCCATGCCCGTACGCAGCGGTGGGGTTGTCTCGTAGCGCATAGGCGGGCAGGTAAGACGGTGGCGGCTATCAATGACGTAATCAGGGCAGCGGCTACCTGTAAGAGCGCTTTCCCCTTGTTTGGTTATGTCGCACCGTACCGCAGCCAGGCGAAGTCAGTCGTTTGGGACTATCTGAAGAACTTCGCGCAGCCGATCATCTTGGACAGCAACGAGGCTGAATTGACGGTTACCCTGATGAACGGGGCGAAGATTCGGTTGTTCGGTGCTGATAATGCCGATGCGATGCGGGGCTTGGGCTTCGATGGGATATACCTGGATGAGTATGGCGACTTCAAGCCTAGCGTGTGGGGTAATGTCATAAGACCCGCCCTCTCTGACAAGCAGGGATGGTGTGTGTTTGGTGGCACGCCTAAAGGAAAAAATCAGTTTTGGAACATCTACGAGACAGCAAGGCAAAACCCTGCTGAATGGTTCTTGCTACGCCTGCCCGCCTCTTCGTCGGGGCTGCTACCTCCCTCTGAACTAAAAGCAGCTAGGGCGCAATTAACCGAGGATCAGTATCTGCAAGAGATGGAGACTTCGTTCGAAGCCTCAATTCTCGGTTCTTTTTACGGCACAGAACTCAGGGAAGCAGAAGAACAAGGGCGCATCACAAATATTGCTGTCGATCCCGTTGTGCCGGTGCATACCGCCTGGGACTTGGGCTATCGGGATGACACGGCTATATGGTGGTATCAAGTCGTCAGAGGCGAAATCCATGTTATCGACTTCTACTCGGTATCGGGCGCGAACATTGAGGAACTTGCCCAAGTCATTACAGACCGAGGCTACCGCTACGGCAAGCACTACCTCCCGCATGACGCAAAGGCTAAGACCCTTGCAAGCGGAGGAAAGAGCATTATCGAGCAGCTTGCACAGCACTTGGGGCTTGGGACACTTAGCATCGTTCCTGATCTCTCGGTACAAGACGGCATCCAAGCGGTCAGGAAGATGATCCCCACGACTTGGTTCGATAACAAATGTTACGAGGGCATCGAGGCGTTAAAGCAATACCAACGTGAATATGACGAGGACAAAAAGGCTTTCAGGCAGACCCCGAGGCACGATTGGACTAGCCACCCTGCCGACGCATTTCGTATGATGGCGATCAGTTGGAAGAATGAACCGGTATTCAGAGCGCCGGATAGAGAGAAGCCTCTGATGGTAGGCCCGACGAACACGGTTACCCTGAATGACATGTGGGCAACTACTAAAACTAAAGGAGCACGAATATGAGTGGCGTTTCTTATCCCTATGCTTATTGGTATGAAACCATAGCAGCAAGCCAAACCGCGCAAGTCTTGGGTGCAACTGCAAGCTCGGGCGCAAAAGGCGATTACATCCACCGACTTATAATTTCAGTAGTCACGGCAGCTTCTGCAACCGTCACGCTGATTGATGGCAGCACTTCAATCGTGATCTTGACCGGCGGCGCAACGGTAATTCCTGGCATCTACTCGGTTGAACTCAACATGGCAGCAGCTACTGGCCCGTGGAAGATCACGACCGGAAGCGGCGTGACTGTCATTGCTGTTGGAATCTTCACAGCATGATGAACAAGCCGGGGCTGTATGCCAATATCCTAGCTAAGCAGGAACGGATCAAAGCCGGTTCGGGTGAGCGTATGCGTAAACCTGGCGACCCCGGTGCGCCAACTGCTAAAGATTTCCGTGAATCAGCTAAGACTGCAAAGCCGGAGAAAAAATGAGCGCAGCGTGGACTCGTAGCGAAGGCAAGAATCCCCAAGGTGGCTTAAACGCCAAGGGGCGAGCTTCGTACAAAGCTGAGACAGGAGGCACATTGAAGCCACCGGTCAAGTCAGGCGATAACCCGCGCAGAGCGTCATTCTTGGCACGCATGGGCAATATGCCTGGCCCGATGGAAAAGAACGGCAAACCTACTCGATTGGCATTGGCTTTGAAAGCGTGGGGTGCGTCTAGTAAAGAGGATGCTCGCGCAAAGGCTAGTGCAATCTCGGAGCGTAATCGTGACTGAACAAGAACGTTTAGCTGCCGCGCTTGAATATCAGCAAGCACAGCAACCGGCGAGGATGAACCCTAACCTAGCGCGTCAAGGTGCGCGAGGGCGGGAGAACATGATGCCGCCTACGTCCATCATGGACGAGCGTTATCCGGCTTTCAAGCGCAATCAAGAAGATGTAGAGAAGCTGATGCTTGGGCTAGACATTGTTGGCTCGGCTATCCCGCTTGCTGGCCCTGCGGCTAAAGGTGCGGTGGCGCTTGGTAAGTACGCTGCACCACAGATCGCGCAAGCACTTGAGAACTACACGTTCAAGACCGGCATGGCTTTGCCGATGGTTGAGCGTCAAGCAGGGCGCACGTTTGCCGCACCGCAAGATGCTGCATTGCGCTTAGCCCAAGAACGGGCAGCATTGCCTGTAGAGCAAGGTGGTCTAGGGTTGCCAAAGAACAATACGTCAGAGCAACGGGCAGCGGCTATGGATGGAAAAGATTTTGTCCATTTTTCAAGGCATGGCGGTGATTTTGAAACTTTAGATTCAGCAAAATTTGCAATTGCGCCTTTTGATGCTGTCGGAACTCATGTAGGTACGCCACAAGCAGCAATGGAAAGGTATCAAAACACAATTGGTTACAAAATTGGCAATCCAAATTATGCGGCAGACGAAATAAAAGGCACAACTTATCCTGTAACAATTTTAGGTAACAAGCCGTTGCTGAATCAAAATGCAATGGCTTGGGGCGAAGATGATTTAAGTGCATTTCTGCGTCAACAAGGCGGCCATAACTACTCTGACATTCACGGTGGGAAGATGACCTACCAAGACATGAACGCTGACTTGCGTAAAAAGTTGTTTGAAAAACAAGGCTACACAAGCATCCCTTATTACAACGAAGTTGAGGGCAAAGGAAGTATCAGTTACATTGTCCCGCCTGAAAATATCAGATCACGCTTTGCCGCTTTTGACCCATTCCGTAGAAACGCCGCAATAGCAGCTGCAATGGGCGTAGCAGCACCTGACTTGTTAGCCAAGGAAAAGAAAAAATGAGCGAAGAGCAAAGCACAGGCTTGCAAAAGCTGCTGCATAACGTCGCAGCGTATGACGGTGATTTCAAGAAGTGGGAAGCCCGCGCTCAGAAGATCATCAAGCGTTACCGCGATGACAACCGCAGCCAAAACACCAACGAAACTGCCAAGTTCAACATCTTGTGGTCGAACGTTCAGACGCTGATCCCTGCGGTCTACGCTCGTTTGCCCAAGGCTGATGTGTCGCGTCGTTTCGGTGATAACGACCAAGTGGGGCGGGTTGCCTCGTTACTGATAGAGCGGGCGTTGGATTTTGAGATTGAGCATTACCCTGACTTCCGCGCAACCATGAAGCACGCAGTTGAGGATCGTTTTCTTGGCGGGCGTGGGTCTGCTTGGGTGCGTTATGAGCCGCACGTCAACGCAGTCGATATGCCTGAAGATGGGCTAGAAGTGACCGAGGACATTGATGATCCTGAACCCGGTGTGCAGAACGATCCCACAGCCGGTCAAGAACCAATGGAGGAAATTGAGTTTGAAACCGCCCCCATTGATTATGTTCATTGGCGTGATTTCGGACATTCAGTAGCTCGCACATGGGAAGAGGTGACCGCTGTTTGGCGATGGGTATACATGACCCGCGAGGCGTTGGTAGAACGTTTTGGCGATGAAGTGGGCGAAAAGATACCTTTCGATGCAGGCCCGGACACCCTCAAACAATATGGTCAAAGCACGAAAGAGCACACTCGTGCAAAGATTTGTGAGTATTGGTGCAAAGAATCGGGCAAGGTGTATTGGTTTAGCAAGTCAATGCCGAACATCATTGACGAGCGCGACGATCCCCTTGAACTAGAGGGATTCTTCCCCTGCCCGCAACCGCTCTATGCCACCATGACGAGCGACACCCTCGTGCCGGTGGCAGACTTTGTGCTGTATCAAGATCAGGCTAACGAGCTTGATATTCTGTCCGATAGGATAGATGGCTTGGTCAAGGCTTTGCGCGTTAGAGGGGTCTATGACGCTTCTCAACCTGCTTTGCAGCGACTGATGACTGAGGGCGAGAACAACGCTTTGCTGCCGGTTGATACTTGGATGGCGTTTGGTGAGAAGGGCGGTCTGAAAGGCGCGATTGACTTCCTGCCCATCGACATGATTGCTCAGACGCTCATTCAATGCTACCAAGCGCGGACTGAGATCAAGAACCAAATCTATGAGATCACAGGTCTTTCGGACATCATCCGTGGATCGTCCTTTGCCTCTGAGACGGCTACTGCACAGCAAATTAAGGGGCAATATGCTTCGATTCGGCTGCGCTCAATGCAAGAGGATGTGGCGCTGTTTGCGACCGGCTTGCTACGGCTAAAGGCGCAGGTAATCTGCACCAAGTTCCAACCGCAAACTATTGTGATGTTTGCTGCGGCAGATCAAATGCAGCCCGAAGATCAGCAGTTGATTCCTCAGGCTCTCGCGCTACTGAAAGACAAGCCGTTGCGTAATTTCCGCATCGAAGTGGCTGCTGACTCTCTTGTTCAGCTTGACGAACAGCAAATGAAACGTGATCGGGCTGAGTTCATTTCGGCTTTGGGTGCATTCTTGAAAGAAGCGTTACCGCTAGGCACGCAAGCGCCGGAACTTGTGCCGATGATTGGCGAGACGATGAAGTTCATGGTTGCATCGTTTAAGGGTGCTCGTTCGCTTGAGGGCGCGATTGACCAAGGCATTAACAAGATTGTGAACCGCCCGCCGCCACAGCCTCAGCAAAATCCCGAAATGATGAAGATGCAAGCTGAGCAGCAAATGGCGCAAGGCAAAATGCAGGCAGACGGGCAGCTTGAGCAAGCCAAAATGCAAGCTCAGATGCAGATCGAGCAAGCCAAACTCCAAGCGCAGATGCAAATGGATCAAGCAAAGTTGCAGCTTGAACAGGCTAAGACGCAGCGCGAAGTCGAGGTTGAGCAGATGCGTGCTCAGATGGACGCTCAGAAAATGGACTTTGAGCGCCAAAAAGCTGAAATGGAGGAGCAATACAACCGCTGGAAAACGGAGCTGGATGCAGCAACAAAAGTTACCGTGGCGCGCATTAGCGCCAATCCTGGCCAAGATTTGCAACTGCTACAGGCTGCAAATGCGGCTTCCGAACGTATGACTGC